ACTGCTGGAGCTGCAACTGTAATTACACCGCTAGTATCTCCTGATAATTTTAAATTAGCCATTATTCACTTCCTTTTGGATATTGTGCTTTGACCGCTAAACAGTCAGCTATGTATTTATCTATTTGAGCTTGGTCACCTTTTACAATGCCATCTAAATAGTCTGTGTATGGAGGATAAGCTGATTGTCTTGCACCTAGCCAAGCATTAGCTTCTGCTTCTGCATGAGCTGCTAATTGTTCTGCTGTCCAATCTACTACTTCTGTAGTTTGAGTGCCATCTGCATGGTTTGTTACTATTGTGTTTTTTTCTGCTGCCATTTTTATTTTTCCTTATTTAAGTCCATATACTAATATTTGCCCAACATCAAAAATTTCACTACCATCAAAAGAAAAAGTTATTTCTGTAGTTGATGTTGTAAGTCCTTGATTAACTCCTGTGTTAGGACCAGGTAGACCAGTTGTTACAGCAATTGCAGATGCACTCCTTGCCAATCCAGACCTACAGGTACTAGTAACTACTCCTGAAGCTAAATTCTGAATATATAATCCATACATAGCTTGAGAAGAACTACCAGCAGATACATCCCACATAATAGATGCAGACCCCCCATTAGGAGTTAATTGTAACTTACCAGCCGTTCCACTACTACCCACAGAATAAATATCTATAAAGAGATTTTTATATCCAGTTAAACTTATAGTCGATGTAGATTGTGATGTTCCAGAAGTAGTTGTTAAAGTAGATAGTAATGTTAATCCACCACCAGCTGGAGCTGCCCAAGCATTATCACCTCTTAAAAATGTAGAGGCTGATGGTGTACCTGTTGCTGATAAGTCTGCTAATGCAATAACACCATCTTGTATTAAACTGACTCCTGTTGTTCCATTAATTGTAGTTGCCATTATTCATTTTCCCAAGTTAAAGTTTGTTCATTCCAGACATATTCTTCTCCATCATCTGGATAAGGTGTAGGTGCTTCCCATATGCAAGTAGTTTCATTTAAAGTCCATGATGGATAAGGTTGTGGTGTGTAAAAAGCATCTCTTGTTTCATCATAAGTATGACCAATACCAGCATAGTTTTTTCTAAAGTTACTATTGTATGAAGTCTGTACCCATACAGTAGTATTATCGTTATATAAGTTGTGTATAAAAGCTATACCTAATGCTTCTTGTTCTTCATTATTTTCATCTAAAATATCTTCATTATCAACAACGATTACATTAGTGACTAAATTATCTTCTATTTTTGCAAAATGAGCCATATATTATCCTATTATTGAAATTGGTAGCGAATGATAACAACTCCAGAACCACCTGCACCAGCAGCTAAACCTGAAGTGCCAGCTCCGCCACCGCCACCTGTATTTGTACCGCCTGTACCACCTACTACACTTGCTGTTCCACCTGCTCCGCCACCGCCAGAACCACCAGTACCTGATGCCGAGTTTCCTGCTCCGCCACCCCCACCAGCTCTTGTTACAGAACCTCCTGTAATAGATGATGCTGTTCCGTTGCCTCCGTTTCCTCCATTACCATTAGATGAGAATGTACCAGTTGCTCCTATAACAGAAGCTCCGCCACCGCCACCACCTGAACGCCAACTGACAGCATCTGTACCACCCTGTCCTCCTCTATTTCCTTGTCCTGCAGTTCCTAATCCGTAATTAGGGACAGCTTGCCCTGTGCCTTGACTACCACCGCCACCACCTGAACCACCAGCACGCCCAACTTCCTCCGTTGCACTGCTATCTCCTGCACCTCCTCCACCACCGCCTGTTGAAGTAATAGAACTAAAAATTGAATTAGCTCCTGATGTTCCACGATACCACCTAGCTCCAACAGCACCACCAGCTCCTACTGTAATAGAAAAAGAAGTTTCAGTAACTCCAAAACTTGTAGCAGGTCTATATCCGCCTGCTCCGCCACCAGCAGCCCAATCACCACCTGCTCCACCACCACCAGCAGCTATTACTAAATACTCAACTGTACCAACATCGCCAAGTTGGGTGACAGTAAATGTACTAGAGCCAGTAAAGGTATGTACTTTATAATCACCATCAGTAGTTATAGTTCCACCTGTGGCTTCCATCCATTTAACGATAGATGCATTTAAGCCAAAAGCTCTTGCGGCATTATTTGCTAATGATGATAGTCTAGGCAAACTGTGTTAAGGCAGCAAGTATTGTAAATGCTGCAGATCCTGTTTTAATTATTGTGTATGAATAAGAGTCAATACTATTAATATTTCCCACTGTTGGAGCTGCACCACCTTGCCATTCTGGTGTAATTCCTACTCCATCAACTTGTACTACTGTATTTCTATATTCAGCACCTGTTAAAGTTACTAAATGAACTAATGTAATAGCTTCTCCTACAGCTAATACAGAGTCTAATGAAGCACCACTTGATGCTCTAAAATTAACAGTCCAATCACCTGCCGCAGCAGATGTATAATAAACTACTGATTGTGTATTTGTATCATAATTAATTGTACCTGTTGCAGCAGTCGCTGCTACTGTTACTTTTTCTGTAGAATTAACAAAGGTAGAATAATCAGAAAGACCTGCAGATGGTAAATTAGTTAATTGTGAACCATCTCCAGTAAGACCTGTAGAATTAACTCCACCCTTTGTAACACCTGCTGATTGAAATGATATTGTGCCAGAAGTATCTGGAGTTATCTCTAACCCACCACCTGATGTTTTTGCATTTATTAAAGTTGCCATATTATAATACCACCCAAGTAGAGCCACTAGGAACTGTTACTGTTACACCACTTGCTACAGTAATTGGACCTGCCGACATTCCATTATAATTTGTAGCTATTGTGTAATTCGTAGCTACTTCATTCTTATTTGTATAAATACCATTAGTCGCAGCAAATTGTGGTGCTGTAGCATTGTTAGATGAGTCTTGTACCACAGCTTTTTCTGCTGGATAAGTACAAAATACATCACTTGTACCTGCTAAAGTAATTGCTGCACCAGAGTTACTAGACTCTAGGATTGTAGGTCTGGATAAAGTTGTGCCTGATAAAGTATAAGTGCCTAAACCTACTTCCCAGTTATCACCACTAACAATAGCGTAATAAGTAGTGTTTGCATTACCAACAACAGAAAATGCTTGAAAGCCATCTGATGCTCCTGCTAATGTAACTGTACCTGTACCTGTTGTGGTAGTAGTTTCCTTTATCCTATCTTTAACGATAAGAGCCATGTTTTATTCCTCTATGCTAATGTTACTGTTAAATTGCCTGTTGTGATCTTAAATACATCACCAGAGTCGATAGTTTTGGTTGCATCTAGTGCTGTGTGGTATAACATATTGCCACTTGAAGCTGCATCCCAAAGACCAATCCAACCTACTGTTCCCCATCCTGCTGTTGCAGTTGGAAAGGTTGCGTCTGCGTCTGAAGCTACAGAACCTGATGTACCAGAAGCTGTTGCAAAAGAAGATGCAGTTCTAGCGTAAGAACCACCAGACACTTCTGTTCCTGTTCCAGCATCTGTAGGATTTGCTGTGTGTAAAGAAATATAAGGGTTATTTACGGCTGTAAATGCTACCCCATTTAATGTTTCGTTTAGAAGCGTTACTTCTAAATAATCTGACATATCTGCCATAATAATTTACCTCGTAGTTGTGGTTATAGACATTGGATGAGCAGGAAATTCCGCCTCATCATCTGATTTAGTTAAAGCATTAACACCTCGATCATACATTGCTGACCAAGTTGCTAATCTCTCATCATTCATCAAGAATGGCTCTGCTTCACCAAGTGCTGCATAAAGCAGTAAATCAGGTGTGTTTGCTAACCAAAGATTTGATGAAACTGTTGAACTCATATATGCAGGCTTCCGATAATAAAGAATTTGCAATGTATAAGCCGAGTCTGGTATTGGAGCAAATCTAAACTCTTGTGCTAATACTGTATAAAATACAGGTAGTCCAGATGCTTTTGCTCTTGTGTTTCTAAAAAAGTTACTTGTAGATTGAAAAGTAAGTGTTGCTATTGGGTCAGTAGAAGATATGTGCATATCTTTCATTGATAAAAAATCTGCTGGCATTTCTACTGTGCCATCTAATGCACCAGATGCTGAAACAGAAGTTGTAATTACTACTGAAAGCATTTGTCTAATTCGCAAATCTCTAGCCAATCTATCCTCTGCTAATCTAATAAATTCAGGGATAGTAGCTGTCAGATCACTACGAGCTAAATAACTTGCTATGGTAGCCTGTAGCGTTGTATAGTCTGTAAAAAATGCCATTTATATTCTTCCTGGTTTTGTTCTAAAAAATCTGTTGTCAGGGTTATTTAAAAATTCTTTAAATCTTTTCATATCTAAAATGTGAAATCCCTGCATTATTTGTTTTTGGTTTAAGTCATCAATGACTGTCATTGGAATAGATGCTATTTTATTATCAAATACATCTTCACCCCAAGTTGTTGAGGCATTATTAAATTCTTGTTTGTTATCTTCTACAATATCAGATACATCTTGTCTTGTTTCTATTACATATTTACCATCTCCAACATTATGTCTTTTTTGATGTCGGTATGATATTGGTTTTTTGTTCATAATTATCCTAAAAAGATATGCCCACCGAAGTGGGCAATATCAATATCTAAATTAAATTAGATTAAGTAGCTGTTAAATCAGCAACGATACCATGTGCTGCTTCATTATTTACTTGCAGAGTAAGCTCTGTAAGCATTTGATGGGTTGTTCTATCACCATCTTTAGATAACAAAGTAGACTGGAATGGTCGTAATGTTGCTATTGACAACATAGTTGGGTCAATAAGCAATGCTTGTTCACCATTTACTGCATAGTCAGGTGTCATAAATCTATCAGGTACTACTGACAAAACGCCAAAGTCTGATAAATAAACATCTGCTGCACCAATAATAGTAGTTTGAGCCTTTTTAGGTGCTGCATATCGCTGTTCTGCAATACCTGCAAAAGATGATACTACTTGTTTTTGATGAGGTGGAACAACCAACATAGTTGGATTACCGCCTGCTTCAAATACTTTCTTAACAGCAATTTTAAGAGCTGCTTCTGAAAATACTACTGTATTAGCAGTTAAAGTTGCAGTTCTTATTGCTGTACCTGGAGCTCCTGTAGGAGCTGCTGGTTTGCCAGCAGCTACTGTTGTTTGAGCCGAAGTCCAGTTGGTTTGGATCCAAGTTTGGATAGAAGCCAATTTACGAGCTGCTACTGCTGAACCAGTTACAGGAGCTACATTACCAAGAATAGATTTCTCTATATCTCGTTTTAGCTCTTGTCCTGCTTTTGCTAATTGATAAGCTGTTTCAGTCTTACGACCTGCTTTATCAACTGCATCAAGAGTGCCAGAAACATTTACTACTTTACCCATTATTTGAGTTTTATTTACAGCTTGAACTGTAGCTACTGGTGTAAATGATCCAGCAGCATCTCCTTCAATTAATGCGTTATTAGTGGCTGCTCCTAGTGTGTCTGTTTGCCACTGGTGAATAGTTGCTGTCGCTTTTGTTTTACCAATAGACGATACAACTGGGGTTTCCGTTGGTGCAATGTTATAGATTGTGTTGGATAAATCCTCACGCAATCCTTTTGCTGGAGTATATACTGCATAATCCGATACTGCCATTTTTATTTCTCCTTACATAAAGTTTTCAAATATAGAGGCTGCATCTCTGGCATCACCAGTTTGTAGTAACCTCTGTTGTAATTTCTTTTGTTTATCAGTTACTGACTGCTTTACCTTTGCTCCACCTTTAATCATCTTGGGAGCATTAGCTACTTTCTTTTTAACGCCAGCTTTACCTGCCATTAATTTATCGTATTGTGCAGCTTTATGTAACACTAAAACATGGCGTGAGTCATAGACTTGGGATAATTCCTCATCTGTGAAACCTACCTTTTTACCATAGCTACGAATATCATTTCTGATTTTTTCGCCTTTGGTTTTGTCTGAAAACTCTGGCAAGGATTGTGTTAGTTTTTGTGCTTCGGCCTGTACATATTGTTGCATTTGTGCTGATCTATCCGAGTTTTGCTGTTGAGCAATTCGTTGTTGTTCAGCTTGCACTAATTGTAGTTGGTCTTTTTTTTCGGTCATTTCTGCGACCTTAACTGCATATCCTATTGGGTCGTTCTCTTTTAATTCAGTTAAATCTTCTTTAGTTGCGTTACTGCCAACCAAAAATTCTTCTACTGATTTAAGTTTTTGAGAGTAGTCATCTCTAACTTTTCTAGCCTCAATAATTGCTTTAGCTTCTTGGTTAATAACCTTACGCTGTTCAGCAACTTCTTGAGTCTTTTTTGTATAATCAGAGCCAAGCTGATAAGAGGTAACAAGTTCATCAAGGGTAACTTCTTTTTCTTCACCAGCAGCTTTCACTGTGAAAGTTTGTTCTTCCTCAACTTCTTCTACTTCTTCTTCACTCTCGGAGTCATCTTCAGTATCATCTTCAGCTTCTTCAACTTCTTCAGTTTCTTCAGCTTCTAATTCTTCTTCAATTTCCTCTACCTCTGCTTCTTGTGTATCTTCTTCCTTTTCAGTTGGTTGCTCTTTCGAGTCCTCTGGTGTGGATAACATACCTTCAAATGCAGTTGTTGCTTCTGATATTGTTAGGTCTGACCCACTTTCCGTATCATCGGAAGTCATGGTTTCTTCACTCATTGTATTTCCTTAATTGCTCTTTAGGTAGAGCTTCCCATATAAGCTAAATGCTTATAATATCTTCCATGATTTATCCTTAATCTTATCGCTATCTGCGACAGATTGAAGTCTAGTCATCATGCTGTTTACTGCCTTAATCCTTTGATAAGCTCTTTCTCTTATAGCTACATCTTCTGGATTAGAATTTTCTATTTCATCAAAACATTCTTGAACCATATCTTTTATCTCATCAAGAAATGCTTGGTTAATTAAAATACTTTTAATTTCTAATTTTTTATCCATATATTATTTTTCTGAATGTCTTAAATTATGTTCATAGATTAAATGCTCTAATTGTTGTGTTTTATCTCTTAATACTTTGACTGTATTTTCAAGAAAGAAAAGTTTAGTATTTTGAATATGATCTGATGAAATAGGTTTATCCTGATTTTCACTCATATCTTCTTCAATT